GTCCTGCTCAAGGCAGCCGTGGATCTGCGAGGAGGTGCCGAAGTCGAGCACGATGCAGTCGCGCTTGACGGTGCCGGGATGCTCGGTGGGATCCACGGTGCGCAGCCCACGGCCGACCATCTGGATCATCGTGCATTTGAAGGAGCTCGGCCGCAGCAGCACGACGCAGGAAGTCGGCTGGTGGTCCCAGCCCTCCGTCAGCACCGCGACATTGACGACGATGCGCGCCTCGCCCCGGGCATAGGCGGCCAGGACGGAGCGGCGCTCCCCATCCGGCATGTCGCCGGTGACCACTACGGTCGGGACGCCGGCAGCGTTGAAGGCGGCAGCGACGTGCTCGGCGTGCGCGACCGTCGAGCAGAAGGCCACGGTCTGGCGGCCGCCAGCCTTCTCCTGCCAGTGCTTCACCACGGCGTCGGTGACCGGCACCGTGTCCATAACGCGGGCGACCTCGCCCATGTCGAAGTCGTCGCCGCTGCGCCGGACCGCGCGAAGCTCATCCTGCACGCCAACATCGATGATGAAGGTGCGGGGCGGCACCAGGTGGCCGGAGGCGATCAGCTCGCCGAGCCGGATCTGGTCGGCGACGTTCGAGAAGACCTGGCGCAGCCCGACCTTGTCGCCGCGGTTCGGCGTGGCGGTGACGCCGTAGATCCGGCAGTCCGGATTCCGTTGCAGTGCCCGGTCGATGATGCGGCGATAGCTGTCGGCGACGGCGTGATGCGCCTCATCGATCACCAGCAGGTCCAGCGCCGGCATCGCCTCGAGGTTCGCCTGGCGGGTCAGCGTCGGCACCATCGCGAAGGTGACCTGGCCGCCCCAGGACTTCTGGCCGGCATCCACCACCGAGGTGGAAATGCCGGGATTCACGCGGCGGAACTTCGCCAGGTTCTGCGCCGTCAGCTCATCCCGATGCGCGAGGACCGCGGCCTTGGCGGCGCTGCCATCGATGTGCTCGCCCACCGCCGCCGACAGCATGATCGTCTTGCCGGCGCCGGTCGGGGCGACGCCGAGGGTGTTGCCGTGCTCGCCGAGCGCACGAAGGCTGCGTTCGACGAAGAGCTTCTGGCGGGGGCGGAGCATCATGCTGGTGCGGCCCTCCCTCAGCGCGCCCAGGCCGGGCGAGGATCGGCCCCAGCGGTGGGCTGCGGCGCAGCGGCCGGGAAGGCGCCCTGGTGGATGACCGGCGCGGCGGGCGGCGCATAGGCCTGGGCGGGCGGTGCATAAACCGCCGGTGCCACCTGCCGCCCCATCAGCTGGGCGTAGTCCCGATGGTCCGGGGTCACCGCCATGCGGATTTCGTTCTTGGTTTCGCCGCCGGCGTCGGTGCCATGCTCGATCTTCGCCACGAACTCGAGGCCATCGAGATCCGCGAAGCCGCCGATGCGACGCGCCGCCTGCGCCTGGGGCGAGACATCCTTGTCGGAGATGCCGCGCGCGGAGTTCAGCATCCCGCGCAGGAAGCTGCGGCCCATCCCCGCCCATTCCGGCCCCTTCGGGCTGTGGAGGCCGATCAGCGTGAAGATCTTCCGCTTGGCGTAGGGCCCTTCCAGCACGGTGAACTCGCCATTGAGATAGACGGCGCCGGTGCTGCCGCGCGTGGCGTAGCCACCGGTCCAGCCCTGGCTCGGATCGTCGAAGCCGCCGGGGCGGATGGTGAGGCGGACCTTCGCCAGTGTCCCCTTGGGGATTAGGTTCGGATTGGACTGGGCGTCGTTGTAGTCGTTCCAGGCAGCCATGATGCTTCTGCTCCGATCAGGTGTTGGGGGTGAGGACGGGCAGCGCGATCGACGGCGCGCCGTGCGCGTCGATCGGCGGCGATGGGCTACGGATCTTCTGGAAGAGCTGCCCGAGATGCGGCGGCTCCAGCATGTCGAGCCGGCCGCTGCGATCCTTCGCGGGATAGCCCCAGGGGTTCAGCGTCTGGCAGACTAGGCCGCGGAAGGATGCGACAGCAGGCTGGCCGGGAGCGGCGTCCGGCTTGATCTCGGCCAGCGTCATGACCTGATCGACGATACCGGGCAGCTCGAGGCCGGTCTTGCTGCCGTCGATCTGCGGCACGAAGACGCGGCGATTGAAGTCATCGAGCTTCTCGTCGAGGATGCCGACGAAGATCACGTTGCGGCCACGCGCATGCTGGAGATGCGTCAGCCACGCGATCATCTCGCGGCCATGCAGCCCATAGGCGCCACGAAGGTCGGGCTTGCCGGTCTTCTCCGAATGCGCCTCCGGCTGGCCACGGCACCATTGGAAGCAGAGCCGGCCGGCGACCGTGATGCTGTCCACGAAGATCGTGGCGAAGCCGTCCATGCGCGCCGGATCGCCATAGGCCTGCAGGACGCGCGCATACTGCGCGGCGGAATAGGGCTGGTCGTCGCGCAGCGCGGGGTTGGGGCCCGCCAGGAACAGCGCGAGGTCGCGGCATTCCTCCCAGGTGCGCGGTCGGATCGACGCGCCACGCCAGTGCTGCACGGCGAGGTCGCCCGCCTCCAGGTCGATGAAGAGCGTGCTGCCCTCATCGAGCGTAAGGAGGAGGTAGGTCTTGCCGATGCCGCTCTTCCCGAAGATTACGGCCTTGATGCCGCGCGCTTCGGCCTGGCGCTGATCGGCTGTGATGATGCGCAGCGCCATCAGCCGATCCCCCCGGCAAAGGGGGTGGCGACGCCGCCGTCCCGCAGCTCGCGCTCGGTGCAGATGGTCAGGCGGTAGGTGGGCTTGCCCGTGCGCACGGTCCGTGCCGGTTCGAAGGCAGTGCGAATGCGCTCGGGCCAGGCAGTGTAGGCGCGTTCCGGCACCTTGAAGCTGACCTCGACGTACTGGCCAGGATCCTCGCCGCCAGCGCGGATCTGCTCGGAAAGGGATGCGAGACGCGCCTGGTCCCATTCCACCCGCTTCGGCAGATCGACCGCGATCTCCACGACGCCGTCCTGGAAGCGGACCGTGCCGGTGTCCTTGCCGGCAGCGGCGCGAGCGCCAACCGCACGCTGCTCATAGCGCAGCCTGATCGCGGCCTCGATCCAGTCCTGCATGCGTTTGGCGGCGTCCAGCGCCTCGCGGGAATCCGCCTGCAGTAGCGCGAGATGTTCGGCGGGGAGCGCGATCACGTCGCCGACCGGCATATGGCGCAGCGCATCGAGCGTCGGGCGGTTGGGAAGTGTGCTCATGGTCAGGCGGCCTCCGCCAGGATCTGCGGCAGCAGGCTCGGCGACAGGCGCCGCGGCCGACGGCGGGCGACGAGGAGGTACTCGAAATCCTCGAAGTCGCGGCGGCGCTGCACCAGATCGGCGAGACCGTCCTCCGCCAACTTCCAGGCGCGGGTCGCGAGCCGCGCGAGGTTGACCCGCTCCTCCTGCGAAAGCAGCGCGAGCTGCGGACACAGCGAGCGCGCCAGCGCGCCGCGGAAATAGGTGATGGCGTCGCCGGGGGCGGCGGCGCCGAGCCAGCGGCACAGGGCCGCTTCGGTGAGGGGCGCCGCGACAGCGGGCGTGAGCGGGATCGGGGTGTGCATGACCACCATTACTCAGCGACCTCGCAATCCGTATCAGGCGGCGGAGCCGATGCCGGCGGCGAGCAGGCGGAGGCGCATCTCTCGGATGCGCCGATAAACACGCGCGCGAGGGATTGCGCCCGTGGCCCCGAGTTCGTGCGGGGTGCTCTGGCTCAGCGCCGCGCAGAGCCGATGGTCGGCGGGATGGATGCTGGCCGAGGCCCGCTCGAGGTCGAGGCGGCGCTCCAGCGCAGCGATCTCATCGGTCTGCCGGCCGCACCAGGCGCCATAACCCTGATCCACGGCGATGGTGTCCGCGACGGTCAGGCCATCCGAGTTTGGCACGAGATCGTCCAGGTTGGCGGGATGGCGGGCAGCGCGTTCGCGCTTGATCTTGGCCGCGAGGCGGGCCGCAGCGTGACGGATGCAGACGCGCGCGAAGGCGCCAAACTCACCTTTGGCCGAATCGTAAGCATGGATACGTGCCAGAAGATCGACCAGCAGATCCTGGTGGAGATCTTCCACATCCTGCGCGGGCAGCCGGAGACTGCGACGCAGGCAACGCGCCTCGGCGTCGGCGAGGCGATAGGCGGGGGTTAGGTCGGGGAAGGTCGTGCGCTGAGCCATCGGCTGGTCCATCCATCGGGTTGCGATGGGCCGAACCTGCCGGTCAGCGCGGCGGGATTGGTGGGTTGAGCGTGGCGTGAGAGGGGGCTGAGTGTGGGTTCAGCCGCCCGGCATTAACCCGCGATCTGGATCTCATGGGAGGGTAACGCCAAGCGGTAACGCTCCACCCTCCGGTTCTCGATCAAGCCCCGGACCGCCAGTGCGTCTGCGTCGGCGAGGCCGGCGGACATCTGGTCGCGGAGGTCGCGCGCGACGTCACGCAGCGTCCGTGCTTCCGGCAGGCTCATTTTGCCGTAGACGGCCGTCTGAACCTCGTCTCGCGTCAGGAAGCCTTCGTGCTGGCGGGCCGCATCCGCGAGTGCGGCCAGGAGCCGGGCCGACTGGTCCGTCAGCGCCAGGGTGCGGTCATCCAGGACAAACACTGGCCCTGTGCGATTGAAAATGAGGCGCGACCGGCGCGCCAGCGCCGGCGCTAAAGCATCGACGTTGAACCGGATGCCATCCGCCGCCATCGCCTGTTCGACGGCGACGAGGTGGCAGCCGGCATCACGGTATGGCCGCAGCATCGGTGCGGGCGCTATGTCGGGCACCAGCAGAGTTGATGTGGATGGCGCTGCTCGTGCAGCGATGAGCGTGAGGCTGCTTGGCGCCGCCAGGGCCAGGGCACCCGTAACGAGGAATATGGACCGGCCGCCTGCCGCCTGTCCAAGAAGCCAGAGACCATCAGTGACCAGCTCATGCTCGCCCCCGAGACCCGACGCCTGTGCGAGCTCCGCCAAAAGCGCCCCAACGTCGATGCTGAAGCTCCGCACGTCGTGTGGCGCCAGCCGCATCGCTTCGCTGGGGAAGTGCGGGCATTCCGCCGTCAGGCTGCCGTCGAGCTCGATGATCTCGCGCTCACCGCATGTGCCGTCGCAGCGGCGGCAGGTCGACCAGCTAGTGGCGGGGGCTCGCTCGACCACAACGCCCGCGGTCAGCAGACGGTCGAAGGCGCGGCCGAAGTGGAGCGAGGCCTCTTGCCCCCAGAGGACGGCGACGCGGCCGCCCTCACTCCGCCGCAACAGCAGCTTCAGCAGGCTGTCGCTCACGGCAGAATCCGTTCCGGCGCATCAGTTCCATAACGCGCTGTTCGAAACTATGGCGCTTGAAAATGGCGTAAGAGGGCGGCTTGAGCTTCACGGTGACTTTCGACGCACGCCGCGCTCCGGCGAAATGGATGCGCAGTGTGAGGTGACCAATGCGATAGCGGCCCGGCCCGAAAGCAATCTGAGATCCAAGGTCGCGCAGACGCTGCAGCGCCATTCCGCGGAAGCATCGCGCCGTGTAGCAAGCTTCGACAGGGGGAGGGTCGCCGGCGCGCTCCGCCGCTCCCAGCTTGTCGATTTGGACCTCGGTGATCTCCACGCGCTGGATGCCGGGATCGAACGCGTGATTAACGATGAAGTCCAGGCCAATGCCCTCTACACGCTCGAGCGTGTAGAGATCCTGACAGTCCTCGCCCGCAAAGAAGCCCGGCCGGCTCAGAAGGTGCTCGGCAAAGAGTTCCGCCAGCTCCGCACGGCGCGCCTTGGGCACGCCAGCAATGCCGAGCCTACCAGTGCCCGGATGATAGGCGAGCACAGCGTGCTCGACGCTCCGGAAACTGATCACATTCTCTCGGTCGCCCTCAATAATCGGCACCACGGAAACAGGGGCACCATGCGTGACGACCAGGATGGTCTGCGGTCCGTCATCGTACCATCCAACACGGCAGTGGGCGCCCCGGTAGTTCCGGCGGAACATCTCACGCGCTGCCGCTTCGAATGCCGCGCGGGCATCGTCTGTCAGCTGAGGTTCGACCCCTTCGTCGATCCCAACATACTCGTTGAAAGAGGAACGCGCCTCGCGCGCCATCATGTCCGACACGGCATCAAAAACTGCGCGGTGGCGAAGGAAAGCCAGGATAGCGAACTGCTTCGGGTCGAGCGGGACCGGCTGGCCGGCCGGATCAAGCGGCGGCGCAATCTCAATCCCACGGGCTTCGGCACGCGCCTGGAGCATGTTCATGCCATGCTCAGTGCCCAGCTCCGCGATATGATGAAGGTCGGCGACAATGCCCCTGGGTAATTGCTCCTCGGGGCCCTGAAAAAGCGTCGTCAGCGCAGCCCGAGCGTCCGGCTCGGGCAGATCAAAGGCCGCCAGGTCAAACCCGCGCAGCTCCTCCGGCTGACGGCCGAATAGCTCCCGAAGCAGGGGAAGATTCACCGTCCGCAGGAACTTGGGATTCACGAACTTCTTGAGATCGCCCGACATGCACCCTCACGGCATCTTGTTCTGCTTATGTTCTATATGCGCCATCAACCGCCGAGTCGAGTCTGGCGCGTCGACGCATGATACGGATTCCACGCCCATTGCGTAATGGCAGGGAGTGAAGCCGCCGAGACAGACTGCTCCCAACCTCCATCTCCCACCGCATCTTCGCGAGGTCTGCGACCTCCTCGCCCGCAGCATCCTGCGGCTGAGGAGCCGCGCCGCCGCGGATCTCGCCCGTGATGCCGCGCAGGTCGAGGCTCGCGGAGACGTTCGCCTACACTCCATCGCCCGGCAGCGCCGTCATGCGAACCCCAGAGGAAAGGGAGTCGCATGACCCGACGATCAACTACGAAGGTGCAGCAGCAGGACGCGGCTCCGCCGGCGCCCACCATCCCGAAGATCCCGCCGACGCAGGTGCTGCCGCGGCTGGCCGCCCTGAAGTCGGCGCCGATCGCCGAATTGAAGGCCGAATGGCGGCGCCTCTACGGCAAGGAGCCGCCGCCGTTCAGCCGCAGCTACATCACCAGTCGGCTGGCCTATCGCATTCAGGAACTCGCCTATGGCGGGCTGAAGCCGGAGACGCGGGCGCGCCTCGAAGCGCTGGGTGAGCAGCTGGACGGCGGGAATGTTGTGTTGCGGCGGATCCGCGCTGACAGCCGCCCGCTGCCTGGCACGCGGCTAATCCGCGAGCATGGCGGCGTGCAGCATGTCATCACCGTGCGTCCCGATGACTTCGAGTATGAGGGGCGGCCCTACCGGTCGCTCTCCGCCATCGCCCGGCACATCACTGGCACGCGGTGGAATGGCTGGGTGTTCTTTGGGCTGCGCCAGCCGGGCAGTGGCGCATGAGGCGGAAGGTACCCGGCTGCGAAGTGATGCCCTCCTCGGTGAAGAAGCTCCGCTGTGCTGTTTACACCCGGAAGAGCACGGACGAGGGCCTGGACAAGGAGTTCAACACGCTCGATGCGCAGCGCGAGGCCTGCGAGGCCTATGTCGCCAGCCAGCGCGCGGAGGGGTGGACGTTGGTCCGGGATCGCTATGACGATGGCGGGTTCTCCGGTGGCACCCTGGAGCGCCCTGCGCTGAAGCGGCTGCTGGCCGATATCGAGCAGAACCTGGTCGACGTCATCGTCGTCTACAAGATTGACCGGCTATCCCGCTCGCTGATGGACTTCGCGAAGCTGGTGGAGACGATGGAGACGCACGACGTCACCTTCGTATCCGTCACGCAATCATTCAACACCACCACCAGCATGGGCCGGCTGACGCTGAACATCCTGCTCTCCTTCGCGCAGTTCGAGAGGGAGGTGATCGGGGAGCGCATCCGCGACAAGGTAGCGGCGTCGAAGGCACGCGGCATGTGGATGGGTGGGAAGGTGCCGCTCGGCTACGAAGTCGTCGCCCGCAAGCTGGTGGTGAACGAGACCGAGGCTGCGCGTGTCCGCCGCGTCTTCGAGCTCTTCGTCGAGACCGGCTCGGGCGTGGAAACGGTGCGCCGCCTTCAGGCCGAGGGCATCGCCAGCAAGTCCGGGAAGCTGCTGGATAAGGGCGACGTCTACAAGGCGCTGAACCTGCGGACCTACATCGGGGATGTCACGCACAAGGGGAACGTCTATCGTGGCGAGCACGAGGCGATCGTCCCGCGGGACCTGTGGGACCGGGCGCACGCCATCCTGCAGGTCAGCCCTCGCACCAGGGCGGCGCAGAACCGCCAGAACGCGCCGGCGCTGCTGAAGGGGCTGATCTTCGGCATCGACGGTCGCGCGATGTCGCCGACGCATGCGGTGAAGAATGGTCGGCGCTATTGCTATTACGTCGCACAGCGCGTGCTGAAGGTCGACATGATCGTGGACGACAGCATCGTGCGGCGCGTGTCGGCGGCGCAGATCGAAGGCGCGGTGATTAGCCAGGTCCGCGCCCTGCTGCGGCAGCCGGAGATCGTGGTCGGCACCTGGCTCGCAGCGCGGAAAGACGCGCCCGGTCTGACCGAGCACGGGGTGCGGGACGCGCTGCATCGCCTCGATCCGCTGTGGGACGAACTGTTCCCGGCGGAGCAGGCACGCGTCGTCCGCGCACTGGTGGAGAGGGTGGTGGTCGGACCCGCCGGCGCCGACATCCGCCTGCGCGTCGAGGGGCTGGCCGGTTTGGTCCGCGACCTCACGGCGATCGCACCCGAAGCGCTGAGGGCTGCCGCATGACTGCCGCGACGAGCATCACGGTTCGAGTGCCACTGAAGATCCGCAGGCGGCCAGGGCGGAAGACGGTAGTCACACCAGCGGCAGGGGAGGCTGGCGGCGGAAACATCCCGACGCGAGCGGACCCGGCGCTGGTGAAGGCGCTGGCGCGGGCGTTTCGGTACCAGAAGCTGCTGGATGAGGGGCGGTACGGCTCGATTACAGAGATGGCGGAGGCGGAGCGGATCGAGCGGGGATACCTGGGCAGCCTGCTGCGGCTGACGTTGCTCGCTCCTGCATTGGTGGAGGAAGTGATGACGGGAAGGGCAGGATCCATCCGAGGCCTTCCCGAACTGCTTCAGTCATTTCCCGAAGTATGGGAACACCAGCAGGAGCTCGTGACGGCACCGTGAGGCCGGCGCGCTCGTCCGCTCCGCGCACACCGGCGGAACGGTGTCGACGGGAACTGCGGCTTGGGAACAAAGTAGCTTTCTTGATCCTCGACCCAGCGCCGGTTCCGTGGCACAAGTCGATTCTCTATTTGTTCTCGTCAGGAAGGCCGTGGCCGGCAACACAGCCATCGAGTGGACCGACGCGACCTGGAACCCAGTCACGGGCTGCACGAAAATCAGCCCGGGCTGCCTGCGTTGCTATGCTGAGCGGTTCAGCGAGAGGTTCCGCGGGGTCCCGGGCCATCCCTTCGAGCAAGGCTTCGATATCGTGCTGCGGCCGGAGCGCCTGCAGCAGCCCCTGACTTGGCGCGCGCCCCGCATGGTGTTTGTCAACTCGATGAGCGACCTGTTTCATAAGGACATCCCGGACGGATTCGTCGACCAAGTCTTCGACACCATGGAGCAGGCGACCTGGCACACCTTCCAGGTACTGACAAAACGCAGTTCCCGCCTTGTCCGTTACACCCGCCGTCGATACGCCGACCGTGCCCCACCGGGAAATGTCTGGCTCGGCGCCTCGGTCGAAGACAACCAGCGCAAGGGTCGCATCGCCCACGTGCGGAATGTGATCGCGGCGGTGCGCTTCCTGTCGGTGGAGCCCCTCATCGGACCGCTGGGTCCCGTAGACCTCAAAGCCATCGATTGGGTGATCGTAGGTGGCGAGAGCGGTCCTGGCTTCCGGCCTATGGACCCCGCCTGGGCCATTGAGATTCGGAACCAGTGCGTCGCTCAGGGCGTGCCGTTCTTCTTCAAGCAATGGGGTGGCCTGCGGCCTAAGTCGCAGGGCCGGCTGCTGGAAGGGCGCGAATGGAACCAGTTTCCGACACTTGCGACGGTCAACAGCCGAAAACAGCGGAGCGCTTGA